AGCACCGTCCCCAGGCTTTGTCCCTGGCAATGTTCTGACAACACCCCAAGGATTCCTGTCGATTAGGTCAGGAACACTTACTTGTGTTGGGTCAACAAATATGAGATTGTTGAGCGCTGCACTAATGTTGTCGATACGTGAACGCATCAGGTATGTAGCTATATCGTGCATCGGCAATATAAGGTCGTAGAGTGATTGACCATACGTCTTGTGCGAGTCTTGATATAGACCACCGATAACAGCTGGCATCTGTCTGCCGTATGGGTTGAGCTGGAATCGGATGACCACGTTCTCGTCTAGTATTGTGATGACTAAGAATATCTGGTCGATTGTAGGTATGTTGATTTCGTGACCAGATAGACGTACCCACGCCTCGTCTACCACTCGTGCGTCGCCCAGTGTGAAGTATGCGTGGTCAAATCTTTCTCTTTGGTTTGGTGCAGACGGGTCTATTGATAGACCTCTGCCTTCTTCCCTATGAAACTGGTGTGCGTTCCAAGCGTTTCGTGGTGGTGAAATCTTGTGACGTAGAGCTGGGAACATCTTTAGCTTCGGGTACATTCCACTGTATAGAAGCGAGTTAAAGCTGACGTAGTCTGAGAAGACTATGTACTGCATGTTGTCCCAGTCACCCCAGTTTACTCGTGGGTCTGGGAAGCAGCGCCTTGGGTCAAAGTTAATCATACGATTTTGATTTGTCCCAGAGTCCCAAACTATTTTCGTAGGAGCGAACCCGTAGCGTATGCTATCAAGGAGAAGTTGGGCGAGACGTGCTTCACCAGCCGTCCTTCGCATCTGCTGATGCAATACTCTTTCCAGAATCATAGATGATTGTCTGGACTTTCTGTTGAGACCTTCAAGCTGAAACATTGGGTTTCTGCCTGATAGTGCTGCCATCAAGTATGTGAGAACTGTATCGGCGATAGCTCTGGTATCGGCGATTACAGCTTTTTCTCTGAAATCTGTAGCGTCTGGTGGTACGTAAACATCATGGGCTCGGTCTGCTTCCGTCCAATGGTCGTACCTTTTTCTGATTTTAAAGTAAGACATATCGACCATAGACTTTACATAGTCTACGATTCGTCTTTCTTGCTCGTCTGACAATCGGTGAGATATGTCTTGATAGTTAACTAGGTCTTCTGCAAATTCAGAAAGGTCAACAACCACACCTTCATTCGGGCCTGATACATACTCAGCGTTTCTGTATCCAGAACCAGAATTTATTGTCGTTCTACTTTTTGGGCCACCTACACTCATAATCTAAACTATACTTTCTGTTATTAACTTGGTCGTCCTTAAAGACCCCAACCTTTCCATTCGTGTGCTTTTTTATCAACTTTTCTAGTCAGGGAGTCTCCAAGAGCTTTTAGGTTAGCATTGTTCAATGACTGTGAAGCATCTGTGTGTAAGCTCCAAGCATCGGGCGAAATGGATGTTCTTGACAGAACATCAACAGCTATTGTCATAGCATCAACTTGGTCATCATGGTTTCCTCCAGGGAATGTTACTGTTTCGTCTATGAATGAATCTAACCATTCTGCCTGTTCTGGAATAAAAATTCGTCCCCCTTCTATCAAAGGCAGTATAGCGTTGACTCTGGCTACCTTGTCATGGACTACTTTGTAAGGGATTACAGACATACCGCTTTCACGTTTTAGTTCTTGTAGTATGGATTGACCAGAGGCTTTGTCTTCTATGTACATGGCTCGGAGTCCTTTGCCTCGCCACTTTGTGTTTAGACGGACTAGCATTTGCTTTAGTTCTGGGAAATCGTATTTGCCTCGTATGATGTCTACTATGTATATGTCGCCGTTCTTGTCCATGCCAGCTACCACAGCTACGCTGTAGTCAGCTGTTTCTGTTTTCTTGAAAGCTGTGTCGACACCGATTACTAGCGTCATAAAACTTTCTGGTGACAGGTCTTTGGGATACTTTTGCCACCATTCTGTCTTGATAATGTTACCGCCCTCAATGTATGGGCGCTGCTGGTATAGAGATGCGAACTCTCTAGGGTTGAGACGTTCACGTCGCTTGAGGTCTTCGAGTGTAAAACGTTCAGGCCACAAAGATTCCTCTTCGTGAATATCGACTGTACGCTTGCCAGGGGCGAGTTTAGTTAGTTCCCCTGGTTCGATGTACCTAGAATCGTCTTCTGGTAGCTCACGACGGCTTATTTTGCCACTACGGACTGTTTTAATTGCTTGGAAGTTAACGTGCTTCCATCTTCCCTCTGCCCAGTCTTCTGTTTGTTGAAGGCGTCCAGCTAGGTCGTCGGGATGCCAGCGTGTCAGGATTACTATTTGTTTTGGTCTCGTGCCGTTTTGTTCTGGTTGGAGACGTGTGGCTAGTGCTGATGTGTAATAGTTCCATGTCTTGTTGCGCTGGGTCATAGACTCGGCGTCTTCACGGGATTTTACTGGGTCATCCACTATGAGAAGATTGGCGGGACGACCAGAGGTCGTACCCCCAATACCTACAGCAAAGTATGCACCGTTATCTTCGGTACGCCATACGTCTGCTGCTCTACTGTCTTGTGATAGTTTGAAGTCAGGGAAGGCTTGGGGTATTGCTTTGTCTTCTACCACCCCACGTATCTGTCTGCCAAAGTCTGTGGCGAGCTGTGAGTTGTAGGAACAAGACATAACGTAACGAGATGGGTTACGAGCCATGAAATATGATGGGAAGAATATTGTGCCAAAGGTTGATTTGGCGTGACGTGGTGGCATTGTGATGAGAAGGTTGTCAGCACCTAGCTCGCCCTTTTCTAAATTGTTTAATACGTCTATCAGTTCCTCTTGAAAGCTGGCGAGTTCCCAATCAGGCTGCATAAGTTTTACAAAGCCACGGAATGATTCGCTAGCGTCACGTAATCGCAGTAAATATCTCGCAACTTCTTGTTGCGTTGGTTTAACCAAGGCGTTTCCTTAATAGTTGGCTGGACTTTATCTCGTATTTGAGCCCAGAGTCCACAACTGTGTCAGACATTATTGTGAATAAGTGGTCAAGCACTGCTTCTTTGCGTTTTTCTGGTGGAACATTCTCTAAATTGGCGCTTTTCATAGCCATAGCGAATTGTTCTAGCGTGATTCGGGACTTAATTGCGTCCTTTCTTTGGTTTTTAATTAACATCTTCTACGTATTCTCCTTCAATTTGTTTGGTTCCAGAAGCAATCTGCTCCAATTCTGCACGAGACATCTCGGTTAAGTTCTTAATCTCGTGTTCGTGCTTGTGATATGCAGCGTTTAAGTCTGGAACTACTTTATTTAGTAGCATGCCAAAGACTCTTGCCTGTGTTGGCGTCCATTCTTTGCCGTGCATTACCACTTCATTGGCTATTACAATCTGGTCTTTTACATATTGCGCTATATTACTACGTATTTGCGCTGATTGCTGGGGCGTTAGTGGTTTGTTTTCCACTGTAGCCATGACTGTTTTCATATCTTTCACGCTTCCTTTGGCTGTTCGGCACTCCCAGGAACAGTATTTAGCCCTATCCATGTGGCTTGGCTTTACATAAAAGTCCTTTTCGCACCGTTCGCACTTCTTTGTACTTCTTTTTTCAGACGTTTTCAATTTTTGCTCCGATTATTTGTTGGGTAGGGGAGGTGACTATCTACGTTACACACGAGCGGGCGGGATACCCCCCTCCCCCTAGCCTCGTCTGCATGTGGTAACAGGCACAATTTGGTCACATAACGCATGCAAACCCTTGTAAACAAGGGTTTTTGACTCCCTATGTAGGGGTTTTTCTCTACGCATACGGCTAAAATTTTCAATTTTAGCTCCGAGAGGCTCCAAACAATGCCTGAAAATAACGCATGTGCAATCATTTCAGCAGTTTAGACGGAACGAGACGGCGAGTCGTCCCTCACGTGCGTTCCGAAGGAACTTTTATGGTGAGCCGATTTTCTCGGTTCAGCCTAACGTCGTTATGTGCGTTACTTCGTTGGGTTTCAAATCAACGCACGAGGAGAACTCACATGAGTACACATGCAAACACAAACCCTTCGGTCACCCAAACTGCGAAGCAGTGGCTCTCTACGAAATCGCAAAAGGTGAAAGGCGAACTCAAGTCCTACGTGGAGGCGAAGACGAAGTCTTCCAAGCGTAAGCGTTGGGGCAACTTGCTGAAAGCAATCAACGGCAACGACATTGCACGTCTTGAGGCTTACGCCTCAACTGGCGAAGAAGCAAGGCTCGCATGGGCAAAGGTTGCTAAAGCAACCCCAACCAAGCCGAAGGTATCGGCAAAGCCGAAAGCGAAAGCCAAGGCAAAGCCAAAGGCTTCACAACCGAACGTTCTTTCCGAACTTGCAAAGCAAGTCGAGGGCATGGATGATGCACAGTTCGCATCCTTCCTCAACGCCTTCGTGCAATTACGCAAGTAATCACCCAAAACCTCGCACCCTCACGGGTGCGGGGTTTTTTTTTGGTCTTTTTTTTCATCAACGCATACGGAGGTAACCATGCGACAACGACGACACAACGACTTCGTGGAACTACTACCACGCACGTCGATAACCAACACACGCCTAAGACGTAAGCGACTAGGTCGACTACTACGTAGTTTCGGCAAGGCTCTCGCATACGTGACAGTTTTCATGCTCGTCTACGCACTGTTCATGCTCGTGATAATCGAGTGGTTCAGTGGTTGTGGCGAAGTCATCTACTACCCTGATGGCACGTGGAAGAATGGCGAGTGTGTCTTCATCCCATACGAACCCAAGTCTGGTACGTGGAAATGACGTGGGGCGAAGACTACTACGTGGCGTCTCATCCGAAAGGATGGGGCGTCTATCATGCGAGGTCTGGACAATGCGTCTACTACTCACGTGTGAAGTCACGTGTGGAAGACGAGTGCAGACGAATGAACGGCAACGACAGATAGGAGGTCAACATGCCAAATTGGTGTAGCAACTGGGTAAGCCTTACCCACGACGACAAGTCGAAAGTCAAGGCGTTAGTCGAGGACATGCACAAGGGCAACTTCCTCGCACATTTTCTGCCCGAACCCAACTACGACGGCACAATCGAGGTCAAGCCTACGTTCCCTGAAATCAGTGGCACAAAGCCAGTGAAGATAGACGTCGCTTGGTACGACTGGCGAATACAGAACTGGGGTACGAAGTGGGAAATCCATCTCGAACACTGCGATTGGGAAAACGGCGTCGAAGACAACAGCGTGTCATTCGGATTTGATAGTGCGTGGAGCCCACCAATCGGAGTGTACAACAAGGCACACGAACTCGGTTGGAAAGTGTCAGCCACGTACGAAGAGGGAGGTTGTGACTTCGTTGGCGAGTACGAAGACGGAGAAGACAACTGTGTCAGCATGCAAGAGTCGTTCGAGGACGGAACAATGCCAGAGTGGGCATTGGAACAAGTCGGCGAATACCTGTTCGAAAGCATGCTAGACAACGAACGCATAGACGAAGACGGAAACCTACTCGACGAAGACGGCAAAATCGAGAAAAAGCACGGAGAGTGGGGGTGCGTTAAGTTCAACGAGGGCGAAATAAATGCACGGAAGTGATAAGGGAGTTGTCAATCGGTGTCTAACGTGTTATACATGTGACATGACAATCTTCTATACACGACGTGCGTTTAATAAGGAACTTTTATATCGAGGGGCAAATTCTTCGGAATCTGCCTCTCGTTTTACTTTCAACTTTAACATTACACGAGGTAAATATGACGAAACTTCAAGACGCTCTTCGTGAGGGAGACTTCACGGAAAGACGAAAAATGATTCGTGACTTGGTTACACCATTTCTCGAAACATGGGATACGACGGAGATACGAGAGGCTTTCAACGAAAGTGCAATCGTTGGCGACGGCGTTGAACAAATCAATCCACGACCAACCTACACTGGCTTACGTGATAGCCTAGACGTTGAGACAATGGTTGGCATCATTGTCGGCAAAATCAGCTCTAACGCAGTGCTTGATGCTATCCGTTATCCACACGGAAATGGATTTGGTACATCAAGTAGCAAATCAAAAACTGGTTACATCTTCGGACGACCAAAGACGTTTACAGTCAAAGCGTACGAAGAGTGCCGACTATCTGCTTTCACTACAACAACCGAGGAGGAACCCATGAGTGAAGTATCCACTAACGTCGAGGACTATGGACTCGAAGAACTATGCAACGTACACGACGACTTGGTCTTGAACGAAGATTGGTCAAGCGAAGAGGCAATGCAAGCTTTGCACAACATCTTCGGCGACCACGACAGACTAAAGCCAATGCCTAACTTGCTTGAAAGTCGCACAGACGTACCCGAACCAGACCACACGAGCAAAAGCAATGCTTTGACCAAGCACATTCTTGCTACGCAGAAGAAAGACGAGGACAGTGCCGTGCCGATACCAACTGCACCGAGTGCAGATGCGTCTGCATTGATTGACCTTGCGTTGACACAGAACGGCTTGCCCAAGATTGCCGACATGATTGACAGCATGCAGAAGATGAGTGACGACATTGTTCGTCTTCGCAAGTCATCAGCCACGATTGTTGCACCTACGACTTCCGAGGTCAAGGGTGATGGCACAATTCCGAGTGGCAAGGTCAAGGTTGCCAAGGCTCATGCGTTGTTCGGTATCACTGGCAAGGGCATCGACAGTTTCGACTTCGACGTTCCGTGTTGGGAATGGGATGGCGACCATCCTCACGTGCCAGAGATTGACACCAACTACGTGTTCAGACCAATGAGTTTGTTCAGAGTTCTGTATGCTTTGATTACCAATCAGCCTTGCTACTTGCATGGTCACACTGGTTCGGGCAAGACGACACTTATCGAGCAAGTGGCTGCTCGTCTGCGTTGGCCCTTCTCACGTGTCAACTTCGACAGTGAGATTACACGTATGGACTTGGTTGGTCGTGACGTCTTGACCAAGGACGGCGAGGCTACGATTTCCAAGTTCGTTGACGGCATACTGCCACAGATGATGGCAAGTCCTACGATTGGTTGCTTTGACGAGTTGGACTTCATCAGACCTGACATTGCCTACGTGATGCAGAGAGCCTTCGAGGGCAACGGCTTGTTGCTTACAGAGGATGGCGGTCGTCTTGTCAAGCCACATGCAATGTTCCGTATGTTTGCGACTGGCAACACAGTTGGTCAAGGCGACGAGTTCGGCATGTACCAAGGTGCAAGACCACAGAGCATGGCATTGCTTGACCGATTCAAGGTTTGGATTCACGTCGAGTACATGGATGCCAAGCAACGTGAGGAACTTATCAAGTCTTCCGTGCCAAGCTTGGACAAAGCAATGGTCAACAAGGTCAGCAAGTACGTGACCGAGCATATCAATGCGTTCACGACGTCCAAGGTCATGCAACCCATTTCGCCACGTGGTTACATTGCTCTAGCCAATGCTATCCACACATTCACTTCACTGATGCCAAGTGGAGACAACAAACTCGGTGTACGACAAGCCATCGAGACAGTTGTTCTCGACAGATGCTCGGCTCAAGACAGAGCCGTGTTGAATGGTATCGTAGACAGAATCTTCAACTAGGGAGGTAAACATGAGAGGAGATTTATTCACACACGAGGTTCAAAAGACCTCATCCGTATTCGGTAGAAAGCAAGACGTATCCGTCGTGTTCCAAGGTGACGGAGCGGCGACGGATGGTTCGACCATTTATCTGCCGTCTATTGACCACAATGCAGAGGTTGATGATGCCACTGCCGAGGTCATTCGTGGCTACGTTGACCATGAGAGTGGTCACGTCAAGCACACGAACTTCAAGGCTCTTCGTTCATTCTTCAATGAGTGTTCGAGAGAGAACAACGTATTGCTCAAGTCACTAGCCAATGGTCTCGAAGACGTGTGGTTGGAGAAAAGAGTCATGCGTGATTACCCTGGGAGCGAGAAAAACTTGCGAGCAACTACGTCTGCGGTCAATCGAGAGTTCCTTGACAACGTATCCAAGACGGACAAGCGATTGAAAGACGACAGATTCCTCGCACCAGTTGCCATCACTTGGGAGGGTCGTAAATCCTATGGTGGCGAGACGTGTGCTGAATGTCTTGACGTATGCAGTGACAATCTTCGCAAGAAGTTGCCAGTGTGGGTCAAGGCTGTTGACGCATGCAGAAACAGCAAGGACATTGTGGAACTTGCACGAACTATCGAACGTGAACTGCGAGAGGAGGCAGAGAAAGATGAAGAAACTGATAAGCCTTATGGTCGAACTACGAAAGGGGATAAACCTGAAAGTGGAGATGATGGTCGAGCCCCATCAGAGGAGAAAGGCGATGGGTCTGCTGATGAGGGGTCTGACGGAGATGGGAGCGAAAGCGACAACCCTTCGAGTGGTGGAGAGAAAAGCGAGCCAGACGACGGACACAAACACGGCAACGAATATGGAGGCGGAGAACGTGGTGATGCTTCCACGGAGACGAAAGCCGAAGAGTCCGAGGACGTAGAAGTCTACGAACAATTCGACGTCAGACAGTGTGTGGTCAAGGAACTACGCAAGACAACCGAGTTGCTTGAGGGGGGTCGTGGTTCTTATCGTCCGTTGTCTACTGCCAGTGACAAGTGGCATCACAGACTTGACGACCCAAGCAAGTACGGCTCACGTCAGACACTTGGCAGATGGATGGCAAAGGGTACGGCAGACGAGTATGACAAGCAAGTTGCTGGCATGGCTGGAGATGTCAATGTCATGCGACGAAAGCTTGAGCGTGCCTTGCTTGCTCGTGAGAACCGAGATTGGGATTATGCCAAGGAGCAAGGTCGTCTTGATAGCAGACGTTTTGTTGGTGCATACAACAGCAAGCCTAACGTGTTCAAGTTGCGTACCGAGAGACAAGACTTGGATACTGCCGTCACGTTCTTGATTGACCTATCGGGTTCGATGGCAAGCCACAGAGCCTACGTTGCTATGCAGTGTACGATTGCTATGGTCGAGGCGATTGACCGAACATCTATCAAGTACGAGGTGTTGGGTTTCAACAATCGAACCAGTCACAAGAGTGGCAGTCGTCATTCCATCAGAGCCGAAAGCACTGGTAGTTTCAGCAGATACGAGCCCTTGGACATGTACATCTTCAAGGCATTTGAAGAACGTCTGTACGAGGCAAAGGGTTCGATTGGTACTATCGCAGACATGGCGGGTGGCAACAATTCAGACGGCGAGGCAATCTTGTATGCAAGAGACAGACTCAAGCCAAGGAGTGAGCGTCGCAAGATTATGTTCGTCTTGTCAGACGGCATGCCATCGGCGAGTGGTGATGCTCATGCTCTCGACCAACATTGCCGAGATGCCGTCAATCAGTTGGTTGCCGAGGACATCGAGTGTCTTGGCATCGGTATTCAGACAGACAGTGTGAAGAGATACTATCCGAAGTACACAGTTGTGGATTCGGTAGAGACACTTGCACATGCTGGCATGGATAACCTTGCACGTATCCTATTGGGAGAGAGGTTTGTTGTTGACAATTCTCTGTTGCTCAATGCGTCGAGGTAAACGGAAACGTACTGTTACAGTGCGTAAGGAATGGTTCGGTCTCTTTCCAAAGCGTGGTCGTCACGTCATGTTTTGGTTGGAGGTCGCCCATAGAGTTGTTGACCGACATGTGAGGTCGACGAATTACAATGTAATCAAACAAATATGTATGGAGGTGGACTATGAGTTCAGACATAAAGAAAACAATCGTTGATAAAAAGCTAGCCGACTATGGCTTGCAAGAAGAAAAACCATTGGTCATTGAGGATGACATTCAGAATCCTTACAAGCCAATCTCAGAGTTTGTCGGTGGCAAACCAAAAAAGAAGTCTACACGCAAGACCAAAGTGGTTCCAAGACAAGCCACGACCAAGTCAGCATGGGAGACTGCGAACCCAGTTGCGAAGACGCCGTCTGCGTATTCAAAGCCAGTGGTTCAGCACACACTTCTCGAAATGAGAAAAGCACCCAAGGTCGACAAGGGCAAAGCGTTCTATGACCCAAATGATTGGCGAGAGATTGTTGCTACTATCTCACGTTATGTTGCAGACGTAGCCGAGGGCGGTGGGTTCATTTACAAGGGCTCGCAAGCACCGAACCTCGTAAGGCAGAAGATTGCCAACATGCTAGCCAAAGACTTCTTCTACCTAGACGAAGAGACTGGCGAGTATTGTGACATCTCTTTCAAAGTGGGGGCAAAGCATGAGTAAGATTGGAAACAGTGTAGCACCCGAAGTGGATAGCATGTTGGCTACATGCCTTAACGACTACGGCATGACCAACGAGCAAGCGTTGAAACATATCGAAAAGAAGAAAGGTTCTCTGCATCGTGCAGTTGCAGAGGACATGCTCAAGAAGTGGGAGGAGGAAGACAATGAAACTGATTGAGACAATCATGGAACTGTACTCAGCCATGAGTACAGACGAGAAGCGTGAACTGATTACTGCAATCGGTAAGCGTGTGGTGGATGACGGAGTGCTGACCGAATCCGAGATGGATTCAATGGTCGGTGGCTCTACGTCCAAGCCAAAGAAGAAAGGTCGAGGTAACTTTCGTCCGTATTGGATTAAGGCAGTTGATAGCCTTGACACAAGCAAGAAAGGTATCTTTTCCGTCGTGGGCGGTTGGGTCAATGACGTCGAGAAAGACCTTGGCAATGGTGCTTTGTGCATGATTGGATGCAAGAACCCAAAGTATTACTACCTATGCGAACGTAAAGATGGTTCGAGTGTAGAAGTTACGTTGGGTTCTGACACGAAGACAATCGACGGACTATCCGTGATTGTAGATTCAGCAGTGTACGGAGACGTACACGCTGAGATAACTAAACGTCTTACATAGGAGGATTACATGAGTAAGATAACATACATGACTAAAGACGACATTGTGCGTATCAACAACAAAGCCATCAGGCTCAAGAAGAATCGTTCGATATATCGCAAGGCATACAAAGAGGTGCTTGAAGATGGGGTTAAATACCCCATCGGCATGCACTTCATTCACAATGACGTGGAGATACGTGCCGAGGTATCGTATGGCAAGGGAACTTTTTGGTTGGACATGGACGTGGAAGACTTTAACAAGTTGCCCACGGAGAAACTTACGGATGCGTAGCTAAACTTATTCCCTTGTATAATCTGTTATACTATATTATAGTGTGAGGGTTATACAAGGGAGTACAACATGACACTTAACTTAACTTTACGCAAAGACGTATGGCAGATAACTGGCACTGTCATACAAGACGGAAGACCCATCCGAGTACGGAAATCCACGGGCCTTCACAAGAGCCAGAAATCAAAAGCCAAAGACGAACTCACAAAAACTTACGCAGCAGTCGCAGCGGGAGAGGTCAAGACGAAATCAAGACGACTTGCAGCTGACGCAGCAGATGCGTTCCTGGGACGACCAAACTCACCTGGGACTACCGACCAAACAATCATGCGACTTTTTTCGTCTGCACTTGGGCATGTTCCATTGCATGCGTTGACGTTGGAGCAGATTATGCACCACGTCACGAGCCGTGGGAACAAGCCGAACACTGTGGCGAGAGAGTTGAACAGCATCAAAGCCATGTTATCGCATGCAGAAAGTATGGGGTGGGATGTACCAAACATAACTATTGTGCGTCCGAACGTAGACGATAGTCGCTTGCGTTGGCTAACCGAGAGTGAGCGAGACCACTTGATTGACTGTTGCGATAGCACAATCAAAGACGTCGTGACCTTTTTATTCTACACGGGAGCGAGGATTGGCGAGGCTTTCGCACTTCGTCCACAGGATATTCACAGGGGCTCGGCTTTGTTCACCAGCAGAAAAGGCAAGACGAAACGAAAAAAGATTCGAGCTGTTCCGCTGGGGGCCAGAGTTAGTTCAGTTCTGGCGTTCGACGACGATGCAGATTTTGTTTTTACTCAGCCAGATGGAAGCCAATGGGTAAAAGCGAAGTTCTACGACAACTTCTACAACGCTTGCAATGTTGCTGGCATAAAAGATTTTACACCACATGACTGTAGACATACGTTCGCTAGTCACTTGGTGCAAAAGGGGGCATCTCTTCGAGCGGTTGCAGACTTGCTTGGACATTCGTCTCTAGCAATGGTGATGAGGTATTCGCATCTCGCACCGACACACTTAGAAACAACAATCAACTTACTTGAAGGAGAGTAATATGGCAGAAGAAAAGAAAGGGCCAGAGTTTGTGAAGGTCGCAGACGTTTGGATGGTCAAGAACGACGAGCAGTTCGTTGGTCTGGAGATGACGTTCACGCAAAATGTCTACAACAAAGACGGAGCGATGACAGTCATAGATTTTATGAAAAATTCTATACTGAATACACGATGGTTATTTGCAACGATTAACAGAGTAGAGGACAAAGATGCACCGACTAACGCACAACCAGAAAGTGATGGCAGTGAAAATCCTAAAGCACCTCCGCCAATCGACGACACCAGTGAATCGGCAAAAGGAGATAGCTGAAGCCATAGGTGTTACACAACACAGTGTATCACGTTATCTTCACACACTTGTATACATTGGGTTCATTGAAAAAGATGGACGCAATTATATTGAGGGGCCAAAAGCCCCTCAATATCTGGAGCATTGGGCAGTATTGTTATTAGATTCTGCCTAAGTATTTAGCCAAACCAAGTATACCAATACCACCGATTACGACGACGATAACAATAACAAGGAACCAAGTTCCCAGGGCTTCGATAAGCTCTTGTCGTCGTCTTCGTCTTGCTTCCTCTTCTTCCTGTCTTTTTTTTCTGACCTCGACACGCATACGTATTAGTTCTTGCCATGCAGATGGGCCTCTTGTTGCAATAACTATAGCTCGTAAGTTGTCTTCAAGGTCTTCGGCTTGCTTCTTATTAATGAAAGTTTGCAATGCTTCTTCGTTTGCAGACTGAAAAGGTTTGTTCTTTTCATTGTTGTGTTCTTGTTTGACACTATCAATAGCATCGAACATCTTGCCGATGTCTTTAGCCAAAGACGAAATTTCTTTTCCAGCAGCCACGCCCGCTTTTATTCCGTTAAAAGCTGCGACTGCCATTGTAATTGGTTCCAACTTAACCTCCTTAACACCCTCTTATAAAATAGCTACGGGAGTAAGGAGTGTCGTCCTATAGTTCGTCTTCGTCAAACCTTACGTTGCCAGACATGACCTGTTTTTCCAGCTCTTCGTCTGACAAGCTGTCGACATCGTACATGTAAGATGTGTTATTGAGTTTAGAGAATGACAGATTTGTCATTCTTGTTTTTGTTGGTGCTTTTGTTTTCGTCTGAGAAACGTTCTTCTCTGACGTACAATCTTTCTCTGTGTGCAAGGAGGTCTCTAATACTTCCAATGTCCAGAAACTCGTAGTGCAATTCGTGCATGTTCTCTTGCGTCTTATGCTTCCGTCTTTGGAACGACTGTCTAATACTTTTGTAGAGCCCCCACATTTGTAGCAAATCAAGCTGTTCTCGTGCGCTTCTTCTGCTTTAGCTTCTTGAAGTCTGCGCCTGTTATCTTGTCAT